GCTGCCGCACCGACACCCCTGGCTGCCAGCCCGATGCCACTGGCCAGTGGGCGCATGCCGGCGGTGGCCACCGCCATTGCCGGTTCGGCCACAGCAGCTGTCGCCGCGGCCACCCGTGGCGGGAGTCGCAACCCCACCTGGCGGGCCATCGACCTGGTCGCCGTTCCGGTCACCGAGGCAGCCATCGAGGCACCGGCCTGCGCGGTGGACCCGACCAGTCCGGCGGCATCCCGGGCCAACCCGCCTGCGGTCCTGCCGCGCCTCCAGGAAGCGAAGAATCCCGGCCGGGTTGTTCCACCCGTGTTGGCGGGCCGCTCGTCACCCGGCATCGTGGATTCCCGGTTGGCGTCGGCCTGGGTGCCCATGACCCAGCCGGCAGCACCCATGATGCCGCCGCCGAGTCGCCCACCGGCCGCCCGGAACCGCTCCATCACGGTGGGAGTCGCCGGGCCGCCGTAGGCCGCCCGGGCAGCCTGCCGCTGTCCCTGGTTCATCCCGAACATGTACGGGAGCCGGGTCCGCAGGTTCGCCTCGCCGGCCGCTACCCGGGTTCCGGACCCGCTCATTGCCATGGCCTCGTCGGCGGCCATTCCGCCGGCGACGGCGGTCCCGGCTGCCCGGCCCTCGCGCAATGCGATCCGGCCCATGCTGTTCGGCCCGGCCACCGTCCGAATGGCGGCCAAGGTGGCAATCCCGCCCATATGGGCCAGCGCCAGCCCGGCCGGGATGGCGGCAGCACCGACGATCGTCGCCAGGATCGACGGGATCGGACCCAGCGCCGCGATGAGCTTGTTAATCTCGCCGACCAGGGCGCCGAACACCTTGACCGCATCGGTGAGCGGCCCGAGGAACGGCTCGCCGATCTGCTCGCCGAGCTTGGTGAACTGGTTCACCACCAGGGTGACCGCGTTGCTCAGCCCGGAGAACGCCGCCTTCGAGGCGTTGTCCAGATTCTTGGTATCGCCGGTGGACCCCTGTGCCTGGGCAATCGCCTGATCCAGGCCGCCACCCTGGGCCACCGCCCGGACGGTGCCGACGGCCCGCTGGGACAGGCCAAGACTCTCCACGAAGCTGCTGACCTGTTGATCGGGCCCAGTGGCGATCTGTTTGAACACCTGGGTGATCTGGTCGGTGCCGGACTCGGCCCGGAAGGTGTTGGTCGGCTTCCCGACGAAGGTGGCGTACTTGGCCAGCTCCGGGCTGCCGGTCTGGGACAGCCTGGTGATGTCGGTGATGATCGTGTTGAAGGTGTTCGCCGCGTACGCACCGTCGGCACCGGCCTTCTGGAACGCCGACGAGATGCCCAGGACCGCGGCCTCGCCGATCCCGGCCGCCCGGGCCATGGGCGCGATGGCCTGGGAGAACTCGAGTACCCCCGAGGCCGCGACCCCTTGGTTCTTGCTGACGGTGAGCAGGCTGTTGGCGTACTTGTCGACCACCCCGGGGTCGGTGTTGCCCATCTGCCGGTTCAACTGCAACTCGCCGCCGGCCAATGCGATCGGCGACTCGCCGGTAGCTGCACCGAGTTTGGTGAAAGTACTGACTGCCGCCCCCACCGCCTTCGGTGCGGTGACACCCAGGTTGGTGATGGTCTCGGCCAATGCGACTAGGTCGCGCCGGGCCACCGGGAACGTAGTGAAGGCGCTGTCCAGCTGGGACTTCATCTCGCTCATCGAGGCGCCGGTCACCGTGGTGGTGGCCCGCAGGGTGCCGAGCTGCTTCTCCAGGCTGGCGGCATCGGCGATCGCGCCACTGAGCCCGGCGAAATCCGAGGCGGCGAAGTGGAACAGCTGCCGCCCGGCGAACTTGGCCAACCCACCGATACTGTGACCGAGCTTGTCGACCGCCCCAGCCAGTGCCATGGTCTGCTGCTGGGCGGCGTCGATCTGCTGGCTATACCCAGAGACGTCGGCATTGAGGTTGACCTGGACGTCGCGGGTGTCGTCCCCCTGCTGTGGCATGCTGCCGGGATCGGCGAAGGAGGTCACTTGTCCCGCCTCATCCGCTTGTGGTTGATCCGCCGCTTGGCTGTATCCAGGCTGGCATCGTTCGGCACCAGCTCGACGGTGATGCCGTCGGTGTTACGGCCGGCATCCAACTGTCGCATCGAGGCCTTGGCGTAGCAGCCGGGACAGAACACCTCGACCGCCTCGTAGGCGTGCCGGTTGCCGCCCTGCTTCGGGTCCCACTCCCAGGCCGAGGTGCCGCACATGACGCAGTGCTCGGCCTTGATGATCGTGAATGCCAATGCCTTTACCCGGTCGACCGGATCCCAGGCCAGGAACTCTGAATGCGGAATGCCGTGCTCGTTGCAGAACTGAAGCTCGAAGAAGAATTTCGAGTCCGCTCTCAGCCTGCGGAGATAGGGGTGGGTTCGACCTCTTTGGAGCACAGGTTCGCGGCCCGCCAGAACAGGCTCATCAATTCCCCGCGGCCCCAGGTCGGCGAGGTCCAGAGTTCGGTCCAGCCCGCCTCCTCGATAGCAGGCTCTTGGCAGACCTTGGACAGTAGCGCCGGGGCGAAGGTGTTGATGTTGAACGAGGCTCCGGCCACCCGCTGTTCCGGCAACGGCGGGTGCTTGGTGAGCAGGGCGTCGTACTCCATTGCCCCGATCGAGATAAATAGGAAGCTCGCCTGTTCCCCGGTGCCGTCCAGCGATACGGAGAATTCGTCGCGCTGGGCCTTCTTGCCCATCAGCATTGCCAGGGTGGCTCGCTTGGCCTTGGCCCGCTGGTGCGCCTTTATCTCCACATCGGGCACGGTATTGGCCATGGAATTCCTCTCGATGGCGCGCAGTAGCGCAGGCATCGAGCATATCCACGCGAATCACCCAATCGATATCAGGCGACGACGACAGCATCCTCGGCGGGTGACTGCACCACGGCGAACGTGAGGGTGAAGGTGGCCGGGGTGTTGTTGGTCAGGTTCGCGTTCGTACGGCTGGACACCCGGATCGGCCACACCTCGCAGTGGTCCCCGGGGGTGTCCGGCATGTTGCCGAACCGGGTGACGAAGATGAAGCCCTTCGTCCTGCGCGGCAACGCTTCCCAGGCCGCGTCGATCTCGTCGTCGCGGTAGCAGTCCATCGTCGCGGTGGCCTGGCTGGTGCCCTCGATGGAGGTCTCGAACAGTTGCTTGAGGTTCGGGGTGGGGACCACGTTGCCCTGCGCGGCGAAGTTGATCCCGGAGACGAACTCGGTCAGTTCGATACAGCTGTGCACATCGGCCACCGACGGCGCGTCCAGGTTGGACGCGGTCCCGGCGGTGGGCGGGACAGTCACCTGCGGGACGGCAGCACCGCTGTCGGTCCAGGTCAATGCGTTGCCCAGCTGCACCAGCAGCTTGTGCCCACCTGCAGTGGCGGACCGGCCATAGACCCGGTAGCCGTCGGCGCCGGGCACCGCGGACCAGGTCAGGGTGGCACCACCGGCGGCGGCCAGGACCAGGGAGGCAGCGGTCGACCCGGCGGTCTCCCCGGTCTGGTTGTACGCGGTGACCACGTAGGACACCGTGCTCGCCGGGATGGTGCCGGGCGCTGCTATCGCGGTCACCCCGGCGGGGGCGGGCATGACACCGATCGGGCCGAGGGTGAACCCGATGAAACTGTTCTCGTTCGGGATAAAACGACCCATGATCTAGCTCCTTGAATCGGTGACCGTTGCCGGACCTCTCGATTCAGTGTCTCGGGGCTGTCATCACGCAGGAGCGATCTCCTTGGCCAGGTACAGGGTGGTGCTGTCCTGCTGGTGCCAGAACGGTGGATAGGTCACATTGATCTGGGTGGGTGCCCCGAAGGAGTCCGGCCGGACGTACTGGATCTTGTAGGAATCCGTGCCCAGCAACAGTTTTGAGAACCGCAGTTGGTTCAGCCCGCCGCGCAGCTTGTCCGCCGTCCAGGACACCTGCTCCCGGCGGATGCCGAAGCACTCCACCATGTACGGCATCCGCCAGTCCCCCTGGCTGGCCCCGAGCGGCCCCTCGGCGTGGTCCGCGGTGAGCTCGGACAGCACCGCGAACGGCTCGTAGGTCGATCCGGGCAGGTTCGGCTGGCCGATCCAGCTGGCGTCCGGCAACTCGCCGTCGCCGATGTCGATGCCGACCTCGCGCAGGGTGGTCAGCACCAGCGTGGTCAGCGGGGAGCGCAGCAGTGGGGCGGTCACTCCTTGCCTCCGGACAGCATCGACGCGCCCTCGTCCAGGGCCCGGTCCGCCATCCGGTCGGCGATCCTGGGCACCTGGTTGCTGTTCACCCCGCCGGCCGAGGTACCGGCCCGTTTGCGATGCTGGGCCAGCACGGAGCGCAGGGCTGCACCCGGTACTCCGACGGCGATTCCGGTCTTGGCCTCCACGCTGGCGCTGGCCGTCAGCGAGGCGGCCAGACGGCTCGCCCCGGTACCGGCCGCGTAGCCCAGCTCCTTGGCGTACTGAGACACGGAGATGCCCTGGGTCGCCATCAGCCGTTGCCGTCCCACTGGGCGGAGTAGCCCCAGGTGGTGCAGGACAGCCGCCGGGCGTCGCCGAAGTACCCGCCGCCGGCGACCTCGACCACCCGCAGCGAGGCACCGGTGAGGGTGTCATCCTGGCCGGCGTCGCGGATCAGCACGATGTCGTCGCGCTGCGGCACCTGCGCACTCCACGGGATGGACACGGTGGTCTCCCTGACGTTGATCTGGCCCGGACCCAGCGACAGCGAGCCCTGCCCGGTCACCGGGTGCACCCGGGCCTTGGCACCGATGGTGCCGATAACACCGTCAGGCACCGGGTCGCCGTAGATCTGCTTGGCGTTGGACAGCCCACCCATACTGCCGGTGACCGGATCCAGCACCCCGACCCCGCCGCGCAGGATGGTGACCAGCCCGTCCATGTTGGATTCGGTGTACGTGCGCACCGCCGCGATCACGGCCGGATCGACGGTGGGCATCGCTCAGTCGACCTTCCCGGTATCGGTGTTGACCAGTGTCTGCAGCTCATCATCCCCGTACGGATCCAGGTACTGGGTCTGCAGTGCGGCCTGCGGGTTGTCGTGCATGCCGACGGCGAACTGCATGCCCATTGGCGACGCGCCCGCGAACGGCACGGCGTTCCAGCCCTGCATCGTCTTGGCGGACTGCCGCAGCTCCTTGGCCAGCGCCTGGTACTTGGTGTACAGCTGGTCGCCGGAGTAGCTGACCCCGTCGGCGTTGATCGAGACCATCCCGGCGTACTTCGCCGCGATCCGGTCAGCGGCCAGTGCCGCGATGTCGATCGGCGTCAGGTCTGGATCCAGGCCGGAGAAGGTGATCAGGTATTCGATCTCGTTGTCACTGAGCAGCCCCGGGTTCCCGGTGTCCTGCGCCCAGAAGCGCACCGCATCCAGGCCCGAGGAGGACGGGTCGCCGCTGTAGGACATCGGCTATCCGTCCGTGATGGGCTTGATCTCCGCCGGCTTGGTCTGCACCGGCTTGATCGGTGTCGGCTTGGAGCTGGTCAGCACGGTGCGCGGCGCGCGGCCGGGACCGGTGTGCTCCGCGTTCGGCAGTTCCAGCGGGGTGAGCCCCAGCAGGGTGTAGATCCGCTCCGCATCCCCGGGGCAGTACTTGGCCACCGCGGCCGCGAAGTCGACCTCCGACATCCGTGCCTTCTGGATCTCGTGGTGCTCGAGCAGGCTCTCGGTCATGGTCCACAGATGGGCTTCGGGGAGCGGCTCGCCGGGTTCGCGGTAGTTCAGGCCGACCAGGCACCGGCGAAAGGCCGCATAGGTCTCGATCATCTGTTCATCTCCTCACCCCGAAAGCCGGGCCGCGTCGGCGGGGGGGGTGGCGAACGCGGCCCGGACTATCAGCTGACGGCTGAGTTGATGAAGACTCCGCAGTCCTTGGAGACCTGCTTCATGGCGTACGCCGCCTCGCCCTCGATCCGATCCGAGCGGGTCTTCAGGTCGGGGAAGTTGCTCATCGTCAGGCCGAACTTGTTCCCGGCCCCGTAGCCCTTCCAGTTGAACGTGTACCCGGCGCTGGGTTCCAAAAGGCCCGGGCGGGCGGGTGCGTAGCCGAACAGGATGGCCTTCGGGTTCATCATCCAGCTGTAGACCGCGGCCGCGTCCTGGGCCTTGCCGTCGTTGATCGACGGGCCGGTGGCCTGGCTGGCGTAGCCGATGTAGAGCTTCTCAATGCCGAAGAATTCGGCCACCAGCTCCTCGGTGACGACGCCCTTCTGGGTGTACTTGATCCGGTCCAGGATCGCCGGGTGGTTCTTCAGCGCCGACCACACGTCGGTGCCGATGACCATGAAGTTGGCCTTGCGGCCGACGGAGAGCCGGAAGGCGGTGAACCATCCGGTGGTGACCCGCAGCGGATCGGAGGCGGCCTGGTCCCACTGCAGGAACTGGGTTCCGGTCGGGCCGGCGGCGACCCCGGTGTACTCCAGGCCCCACACCCCGGTGGCGAAGTACTTTGCGGCCCACTGCTTGTCCTTGAGCAGCAGCAGGTGCTGGGTGATCAGCCGGGTGGCGTCGGAGTCCAGGTTCCAGTTGGTGTCCGCGTTCGCCCTGGTCTGCGCGTCGATGTCGACGTGCGCGGCATAGACATCGCAGTAGTAGTTGTCGCTCTGGTTCGACCAGCCGATGCCCGCCGACTCGGTACCGGGGGCGCGCTTCTGCGCGTCCGTGCGGCGCCAGTCCGACTTGGTGTACTTCCAGTACAGGTCGGATCGCTTGTCGCTGGGTATGGCCGGGAAGACCTTGTCGGCGACGAAGTCGTTCGGATCCTGGAAGTAGGCGATCGAGACGTTGGTCAGCGGTCGGTCGATGTGCAGATCAGGACCGCCGGGAAGCTGTGGCATGTGCTGCTACCTCTCAGTTAACCCGTAGAAGCACGGTGGCCAGTGCGCCGTTCGGGGCGCCGATGATGACCTTGCCCAGGATCTGTCCCGTGGTGGCCGTGACTCCGGTCCCGGTGGCGGTGGCCTGGACCTTGTCCCCGGCGGTCAGGGTTCCGCTGGCTACCAACAGCGTCGCGCCGGCGATGGCAATGGTGGCCGCCTCGCCGGCGTACTGCGGCTTGTTCTGCAGCACCCCGACCGAGTCGCCGCCGGCGGTCGTCGTCAGTCCGGCCTGGTGCGGGCCGGTGATGTCGCAGAAGTGGTACTGCATGCCGCCGTTGGGATCCTGCGAGCCGCGGGCCCCGGGCACACCGGTGTAGAAACCGATGGAGGCATCGGAGTCCAGGCTGATGGTCCGGAGTGTTTCGTCGTATGCCATGGGTCCGCCCTCAGAGCCGCTCGGCCCGGAGCGCGTCGTAGGCGCCCGGGTTGTTGTCGAAGAACTCGGTCATGGCGGAGGCGGTGGAACCGTTGCCGCTCTTGGACACTCCGTCGGCGAGGTACTCCTCGATCTGCGCCATCGGGTCCTCGACCTCGGCGGAACCGTCGTAACCCGCCTCGACGTAGAGCATCTCGCCGGATGCGGCCAGCGCCTTGTGGATCACCGCGCAGTCCTCGAAGGACAGTGCCTCGGCGGCCCGCATGAGCACCGGGCCCAACTCCTCCGGGTCGACCGGCACGTTGTACTCGGCGGCCTTGGAGATGTACTCACGGGTCAGCCGCAGGTCCCGCTCGCTCTTGGCGATCTGCTCGGATTCGGCCAGCCGCGCCTCGGCGGCCTGGGCCCGCTTGGACAGGGTGGTGAATGCCTTGGACAGCACCACATCCCGGTCCTCCTCGCTGACCGCCTTGGACAACTCCTGGCGGATCCCGGCGATCACCGCGTCGCCGGGGTCGTAACCGAAGGCCGACTTGCCGACCTCGACGAGATCGTCATCGGGGGCATAGTCGTAGTCGCCGTAGTCGCCGTCAGTGCTGGGATCCCTGTCGTCGTCGTCGAAGGTGACCTCGAACTGGTTGCCGTCTTCGTCCTCGAGGATGTCGCCCTCCTCGAACTCACTGAGGTCGATGGGATTCCCGGCCTCGTCGAAGTAATCGGGCATGCTTTCCTCCTGGTCAGCGCGCTTGGAGAACACAATCGAGGCGGATGTATTGGCGGCACGGTCGACCATGGAGACCTCGTCGATCTCCATGTCGGTGATCCGCTGAACTGGCCGCTTCGGCACGTGGCCTCCCTCGGTTTAAGTCTCGGGGGGCTTGCAAGACGCAGAGCTAGCTGTTCCTGCGGCGGTTGTACGCGTACACGCCGCCTCCGGTAGCGCCGGCTCCAACACCGGCGGCACCGCCGTAGATGATCTTCCGGTTCGTCGGCAGTGCCCGGAGGCGACCGACCGCCGCCCTGCCCTCGTGTGCCCCGATCGCTCCGGCCATCCGGACGTTGCCGCCCAGGGTGGCCCCGGCCGTGGTCGCGCCGCCCTTGACCGCGGACAATCCAGCCGTGGCGCGGCTGCCCGCGGTGCTGGCCGTGTCGGCCACCACCTTCCGGCCGCTCTTGTATGCCGACTGTGCGGCTCCCCTGGCCCGGCCATAGGTCGCCGCGCCTTGCGCCTGAGCTCGCCCGACCGCCCCACCGGCCCGACCCGCACCCCGGATCGTGGCCACCTGCGCCCGGCCGACACCCCGGCGCACCGCCTTCGCTCCTGAACTCCAGACGCTCTTCTCGATCAACCGGTCGTCGTAGACGCCGAAAGCGGACATGCTCACAACTGCCTCCTAGTAGGCGTACGAACGGCCGCCACGGTGACGGTCATAGGTATGTACTCCGAGCGCGGCTGCGCCCAGTGCTGCTGTGCCGAGTGCCGAGCTACCGGAGATCCGGCGCAGGGTCTTGGCCCTCCTAGCCAGGACCGTCGCCGCATCCTGGTGCCCGATCGCCTTGGTGTGTGCCGCGGCCGCCTCGACGACCTTGGCCCGGGTCGGTCGCGTACCTGGCTCGTGCATCACCGCCAGGGTGTTCTGCAGGTCTTTGTGCGCCGCGGCGAGATGTTCCAACTCGACACCTGCCGCCCGACTGGTGCGGCGGGCAGCCCGACCGGCCTGTACCGCCTTGGCCCCGGAGACCACCGCGCCACCGGCCGCTCCGCCGGCGTACAGGTTCTGCCGGTTGTGCCGGTTCTTCTCCGAGTCGTACGCCTTGCCCAGGGACTGGAACTTCTTCCTGGCCTGCTTGCCGGTCCGGGTGAACGAACCGCGGTTGCGCAAGTCGTTGAACGCGCCCTCGCCAGCCAGGGCCAGTCCGCCGGCGACCAGGCCCGCGCCGCCCTTGGTGGAGATTCGGCCGATCCGGGCCGTGCGCCGGGCGACCTTGGCGGCGTGTTCCGCTTCGCCGATCTTCTTGGGGGAGCGGGTCACCCAGTCCGCCATGCCCGGGGCCACGTCGCTGTGCCGGGAGGCGACCAGGTAGCCCAGTCCCGCGGTGCTCAGCCCGGCGGTGCGCCTGGACCTGGCCATCTCCGCGTTGCGGTTGTCGCCCGGCAGCCGCCCGTCTCGCGGCGGCAGTTTGTCGCCCAAGGCCTTGGACACCGGGTCGACGAACAGCCGGGCGCGGTCGGCCGGGCTGTAACCCTTGGCCCGTTTGACCTTCCCGCGGATCGCCGTGGCGTAGTGGTAGCCCTTGGATGGCGCGTTCAATGCGTCCATCGCCTGGCCGCGGCCCATTTTGTACTCGTACGGTTCGCCCGGGCGGGTGCGCATCTCCACCGCGAGGCGCCGGGTCTGCGGTTGGTAGCCCATCGAGGCGATCGCGGTGGACTTGACCGGGTGCAGCTTCACCGCCGGTGGATGGATAGCCTGCTCTGCGCGTACTCGGATCTTCGGCCGGTCCGCCTTGGACAGCGCAGTCCGGGTGCCCTTTCCATGAATTGAAAAGCCAGTCCTGGCACCGGATTTCACCAGGTTCCACTGCTCGTCGTTGTTGACCTTGTACCCGACCCACCAGCCGTGCGGGAGGGCATTGCCGGGTAGGCCCATCTTCTCCAGCTTCTCCGGAGTGACCACGAAGCTCTCAATCATGTCCGCGACATGCAGCGGCTGGTCCGCCTTGGCCACCCGCCGGTGCATGTCGCCGCCCTTGCGGGATTCGATGACGTAGCGGTAGGCGGACTCCTCCATCTCCTCGATGGGGACGACGTCGCCCTGCAGGTCGACGACCGGCTGCCCGTTGACCGCTGACACCGAGGCCCAGCCGAACACCTGGCGCTTGTCGGCGTCGACCTTGGCGATCTCGCCGGTCCAGGTCACCTCCGCCAGTTCTGACTTGGCCACCCGGGCCGGCATGGCCCGGGGGCGCTTCCTGTCCCGGCTGCGAACCCCGGCCCGGGCACCGGCATAGAAACCGGCGGCGGGCGCAGTGGCCAGGGTGCCCACCGTGCCGGCCCCGATCAGTGCCGCGGTGCGCGGGCTGGGGATCAGCCGACCGAGTTTTTCCGATGCCTGCGCGGCCGACCTGGTCGCATTCTCGACCTGCTCGGTGGTGCCCCGGGCGTGCTCGGTGGTGCGGTAGACGTTCCGCAACGTCTCCCGGCCGCCCCGGTACACCGACCGCAGGCTCTTGGACATCGGCTGGTACAGCCCGCCCTTGGTCCTCGGATTGGCCGGGAGTGGGTTGAGCTTGATGCGCTTGGCCCGCAGGCTCGGCACCTGGACCGGCAGTGCATTGAGCGGCTTGAGCCGGAAGGCCTTGTTGACCTGTTTATTGGCCTGGTTGAGCTGCTTGAGCTGGGCGTGCGCACCCATGGCATCCGATGCCAGTTCCACGCCGTGCAGCGCAAGCAGGCCGCCGCCGATGACACCAGCCGCCACCGTCGGCTTGACCCCCATCCGCTTCAGGGCTCCGGCGACCCTGCCGACCTTTGCGGCCGGCAGCTCTACCCCCTTGGCCTCCGCCATCCGGCGTTTCTGCTCTCCGATGCTGGCAGTGACCGCGTGCAGTCCGGCGGCACCGGCAACCCCGGTCGCCGCCAGGCCCGTCTGGGCGACCCGCTTCTGCCGCTTTGCTTGGGCCGCTGTCATCGGCCCGTCGCTGTGCAGGTCGGAGGAGCCCGGTGCGAACTTGGCGATCTCCCGCGGGTCGACGTCGCCGTAGATCGCCTCGGCGATCCCGGCGAACACGGGATCGACAGTGGGCAGGGACCGAGTCGGCATACCCCAAGTCTGAAAAGGTGTTCTACACGCGGGACGGGATCAGGTGGGTCTCTCGGACCGCGATCTTGCCGGGTGGCGCGCCATACCCGAACTCGTTGATGGCACTGCGATAGGACACCCGGTGGATCTTGTACCGGCCGCGCAGATCGCCCAGGTCGTCGTCGTCGTTGATGCCGGCACCGAAGGCCATCACCTCCTGAACTGGATCTTCCAATTGGTTCTCGTTCATGGTCTGTTCCAGGTCCTGGCTGAACGCGGTGCCGTTGTCGCCGACGATGCGGGGGTCGTTCCAGGTGACGTAGTCGGCCAGTGCGTCCAGGATCCCGGAATCGGGATAGACGTCGACATCGCCGGGCCGGCTGATCCTCCTGGCGCCGCTATCCCGCAGTTGGATCTGGTCGGTGATGCGCTGCCGCAGTATCTCCCGGGAGGCGGTGTCCGGGTACCCGGCCCGCCGGGAGATCTCGGCCAGAGCCGTGGTGTCGAGTTGCTCGACGGCCTCCAGCGGGTCCTCGTCGACCTGACGCCAGATCGGAATGGCCCGGCGCAGCAGCTCGGACCAGTCGTCGGCGTCGACATCCAGCCCGGACACGGCGTCCCAGGGGGAGCGGTACTCGCGGGGTTGGATCCGGTACTGCATGCCTGCGGTCCCGGATCGTCGGGAGGTGTCGCCCCAGGCCCGTCGGT